CATATCACTTTGGCGCAGTTTAAAATCGAAACAATCACGGTAATCCTTCATGATTATCTGATCGCCAACCATTGCCTGATTCCACTTAAAGCGCTGATCCGCACTTTCGGCAAGCACGGCCTCCAAACGCTCTACAAAATTCGAATCTGCTGGCCATACATTTTTATACAGAACTATGCCTGCATTTTGATGGCCGATATATCCACCTATTTCCATGTTCCTTATCTTCCTACTTGAGTGATTGTATAAAACGACGGCGTAGTCCACCGGACGCCAGATATTACCTGCTTTACACCGTGAAGGTAATTGATGTCGCCAGGGTGGGCAACAGCCATACCGGCCTCGATATCTACCTCAATCCCATGCTGTGGGTAATAAATTTGCCCACCCTCGAAGTCGTCATTCCAATAAATAACAGAGTTCAGGTCGTATGTGGGGAAAGGATTTGGCGTTCCGTCTGGTAGCTGTTTATCAGCGTGCGGTGATTGCAGGTTTCCAACCAGCCAGCGAACTAAAACTGGCGGCCTACAGTAAACACGCACATTGTATTTTTTTTCTATTTCATCTGCCATTTTATGGATGTATCCATCAATGAGCGTGTACATGTCTGGATTGATCCGCTTTATTATCTCTCCGCTGCACATGCGATCCCACCAGTAGGAGGCATCGTATATGCATGTCCCATCCTCGTTAAACTCATCACCTCGGGGGTTATCCCACTCTGATATCGAGTCGGCAAATGCCCTAATGACGTTCAGATGATTATCTGGTACAAAATTTTTTATTATGAGAATATTGTCTGGCGAGTTACCGAAATGCCCATAATCAACTAGAGATTTCTCAACACTAGGTTCCTGCTGGTGTTCCATACAGGCAAATGATACTCACTCCAAAAGATCCGTGCCTGGATCTATGCCGAGAGCCTCATCCAGGGAGACCAAGTCTCGATACTCCAAGTATGAGCAAAAGTCTAGGAATTCCTCCCTGTCAGATAAAGGCGGGAGCATATTTGGATCAATTTTGTCAATTACCTCCCTAGGCAATAGACGCCAAATATTTTCTGGGTTGCCAACTCTTTTCCACCAGTCTGGGTAAATACTATTTATTAACGTAAGTGCAACTGATCTGACGCTCACCCAAAAACATGTCATAGTTAGGCGCTCGCCATTCAGAAGCTCCGTGACCCCATGCCTATAAAGATGACTTGCCGGAAATACAACCGCAGATCCGGCTGGCGGCTTTAGCTTTATACCCTTTTTATCGAAAAATATTTCTCCACCCTCATACTCGTCTGTAAGGTAAACGACTGCCCCAACATCGTTCAAGTGCTCAGAGATTCCCACCGGCGGCGGCTCATGCCCGCGTTTTTCGATAATTAATTCACCATTCGACATTCCACTGTCATTATGCATTCCGAGAGTGTCGCCAACCATCCACCTATTGAAAGACATATTAAGTGGTATAAAAAACAACTGTCCAAATAGTTGTTCTATTTTCACTAATAATCGTTCTTTTATCAATCGATCCGCATCTATAAGGTAACTATCTGCAGAGTCGGCGAGCGTATAGTGCTGTCGCGAATCACCATCTTCTCTGCCCGGATGGATAACCCATTTATTTCTTACTAGCAGCCTATCGACTAACGCCTCGCATTCGTCTTGCGACAGAATTCCCTCAATTAGGTAAAGTGGCGCGACTGGTTCATTCGTGAATGCCCATACGCGAGATGTTGGGTTATTCATGTCATTGCTAGTCATAGCTTTACGACCTCAGAAGGAGCTTAATATTTTTATTTTCCCGAGCCCATCTTAACGCATCATCTTCTGAATTGACTAACGGCTCATTTTTAACATTCAAACTAGTATTTAATAGAACTGGAATGCCGGACATTTCCCCCCATGCAAGCAATAACGAGTGCAGCCCTGGATGCTGGTCTTTTCTGACAGTCTGTACCCTGCTTGTTCCGTCGACATGAACTACTGCAGGTATTAGGTCTGGGCGTTTGCATGGCACAGTCATTTGCATATATGGACTCTCGTAATCAATATCAAACCAATTATTTGCGTATTCTGCTGGTACGACTGGGGCAAATGGTCTAAATTGCTCACGTTTTTTTAATTTATTTATTTCTAATTTCTGCTTATCCATCCGGGGATCTGCGAGGATCGAGCGATTACCAAGTGCACGAGGGCCGAATTCCGCACGGCCATTGGCAATAGCTACTGCACCATCAGATGCAATTGATGAGAGTGCCTCCTGAATTGGGTACTCCCCGTGTATTTGAACTCCAAGGTATGGACCGCGCCAGTTCACTCTCTGCCCAGAAAGTAGCGCTGCTGCCCCAAGACTGGAACCGCCATCACCTGGATTTGGCAGAATCCATAATTGATCAACGAGTTGCCTAATTTTGTAATTTGCTACGCAGTTTAGGGCGCAACCACCCATAAGCACAAGATTGTTGCACTTGGTTATTCCAATAGACAGCTTAACTAATTCAATAATTCTTGCCTCGAATACGACCTGTACAGCAGCAGCGACGTCAAACAAGTCGCTTTGATTAGCAACATCAATCCCAATATCAGAAATCGTCCCCGACATGTGAAAATTCCGCGCCTGTTCATACACTGATGGAAATAACGCATCTACATCTTTGTAAAATCTGCATGGATCGCCATATGCGGCCATGCCCATCAGTATGTACTCATCTTTGCCGGCCTCTAACCCGCAAGCTGATGTAAACCAACTATAGAACAACCCAAACGATACTGGATATTTTATAGAAAGTAATTTTTTAATTTTTGCGCCATTTCCAAGCCAAATGCTTGCCGTATCAAATTCTCCGATTGCATCAACGACAACAACGGTAGCCGTAGAAAATGGAGAAGTTAAAAATCCTGCAGCAGCATGTGATTCATGATGGCCATAAGATACTTCTTTAGCGAAAGTTAAAGATTTATGAATGTTTTTATACGCACCGGCATGACCATACTCCCGACCACCATATTTTTTTAATCGCTTTTTTTTAAGTCGTCTATCCTCATAATATGCCACACTGTCTGGCCCACCAAACAGATCGATAGCATGAAGTATCAAATCCCTGCTCATGTGTGGATCGTTTTTAATTTTGGTAAAACGTTCTGCTTCTGCTGAAAATAATATTTCACCATCGCGAACGACACTGAGAGATGCGTTATGGGCATTCTCATTGATGCCAAAAATAAGTAGCGCCATTTTTAAATTATTATAATTTCTTTAGCATGGAATTGTTAATTTCGACATTGCTGAAAAACTCAGCAAAGTGGATGTGGTCATGAATGCCAGGGTGTCCGAAGTCAGCAGCAATGTCCCATAGTTTTTCTTGCTCATCAGACTGTGGCTCGTGCTCGCAAACTACGGCATCTTTTAAGCCAAACTGCTCAAACGGCCGCGGACCATGTGGATGGTACTTTCTAATCCACTTATAAGTTTTTCCCGCATGACTTCCAGTGCTAACTATCACCCTATGGCCCATTAATGGAGGCTTGTACGCCTGATACTGTAGGTTATTGAATATTTCTTGGTCTGCGTATTGCCATGAGCTGAATGTAAAGTCAATATCAGCAACCTTACATAATGCTATCAATGCATCCAGCAGAAGGAAATTCTGCCACACGGATAACTCTGTTGGTTGTTTATATATATTTCCGTAAATATCTACTATTTTATACGGAACATAATCACGATCTCCAACGCAAAGCTTGTACTCACCGCCATGAAATGGGATGTTGGATGGCGCGAATTCAGAGCGCCTACCATCTCGTTGCAGCGGACCAAAATGGCGAACAATTTCTGGGAAGAATCCGTAGATTTGTAACGGAAAAGACTGCCTATTTATATTAGATAACACAAATATCAAATGTGATGCACTATACGAAATAGAAGCTCCGTTCATACCAAAATTTAGAACTTGCTTACCAGTGTTTGCAGAAATTAAATTTGGCCATGCATATTGGCGCGGAACACAAGATCCGTATGTCCAAGAACAGCCGGCAGTAATAATCTCGTAGTTGCCATGCTCCACAAGTCTTAACGGTTCTGCAGCTTCTAGATCTAACACCTCTCTACTTCCACCAGATTCAGCATGCTTCTCCCAGTATTCAACACTGGGGGTATTTTGCAAATAAAAGTATTTATGGGAAGGAAGAATTGCTATTGATTCAGGGTATCCACCTGGAGATAGTGGGTACTTCTCGTCATCACGGTATGAGTAGCTACACTGAATTTCATTCCATTGGTTTTCCATGCTCATGTAGACCTAATGTAGCATGGGTATCAAAATATATTTTTGGTGTGTGTACTAGTACAAAAAATCATTAAAATTATCACGTTTATATTTGTTAGATTTATGTTTTTTGAAAGACCGCTTACGTCGCTTTCTACGCATGTGTATAACTACTTTTGTACGCCATCGTCTTAAAGTTAATTTCATTTTTTATAGTTCTTCCAATATATTGTTGCCTAACTGTTTTTCCGTGAAAAATTCGGCAAAATGTATGTGGTCATGCAGGCCGGGGTGGGATCCATCCAGTGCTATATCCCAGCATTCTTCCTGTTCTTTGGATTGCGGCTCGTGGTCGCACCCGATCTGCGATTGAACCCCAAATTGTTGCCATGGCCTTGGTCCATGGGCATGATTTGCTGCAATCCACTTGTAAGTCTTGTCCGATGCCTGGCTTCTATTTTGTATCAAATCCGATACACCGAGCCGCGGTATTTTATAAGATACATATCGCAGGTTGCTGAACGTTTCTTGGTCTGCGTATTGCCATGAGCTAAATGTAAAGTCAATCGATGCCAATGCGCATGCTGCTATCAGGCTGTCAAGTAAGAGCAAATTTGTCCATGCGGCCGTCTCTGGCGCTAGGAAGTACTTGTTACCTCGTAAGTCTTTTACTTCATAGTCCCTAAATACGGGTATGCGGTCTTCGCCACGCATAATGACATCTGTGCATATGGCATACGCATGTTCATGGTATGGGATATCTCTCGGCCAGAAACCCGGCCTCCCATCCTCCCTTTCGGAGATCCCAAAATAACGTTGTATTTCAGGAAACAAGCCATAAATTTTCTGAGGCTTACTGCCAGGACTAATGCTTCTCAGGACTGTCAAGACATGCGCAACCTGGTATCCGATTGCGCTTCCTGGCATTCCCAAATTGGCCACCTTTTTACCAGTGACTACCTCGACTAAATTTGGCCAGGCAAACTCTCGCTTGACAGCAGTCCCAAACGTAAATGAACAACCTATTGCAAAAATTTCCGCCCCTGCGATTGAATTGACGCGTTCGCTAAATCCAACTCGCTCGTCTGTGCTGTCAAAATCGTGCTTGCTTGGGGTGTTGCGATTATAAAAATGCGCATTATTAGCAAACTCCATCGATAACGATTCTGCATATCCACCATGCGGCAGTGGCAGCTGTTTGCGCTTGCTACTAGTCATTAGTAGGGATATTAGTAGATGAAGTCTTTGTAGCGGCTTCCCTCATCCCCTTGATTAGTGCTCGCTGTGCGAAAAGATTTCCTTGCCTTGGCCCTGCTTCTAGCAAGTTTCATTTTCCACCAAGTTGATGAAATCCTGCGACTAAAAATGTCAAGCATTTCTTCTATGCGTTTTCGCCTAGGTATTTATCTATGTCACGACGCAGTATGTCTAGAGAGCAATTAATTCCAAATCTCTGCACCGGAGTCGGCCACGGAATTCCCTCTTTGGGGTGCGTCTTTGGCCTATGGTCCCTCTTGCCATCTTCGGTGTATACCTCGAGCAGCCATGGAAACATTTCATTTGATGGATCGCGCTCGCCAAGCAAGAAACCATTGGCATACCGCTTGACTCTAGTGCCAGTCCTGTCAATTAAGAACTTTTCGAAGTTGCCGCGCAGTGGCGGGAAACCCTTTTTGTCATTTGGAATATCAATTCGCCTATTCGACCAAGACACTTCCTCATAGTGATATGGCACACCATTTGGCTGCAAGTCTGCCCCATATGCTCCAGTGAGATAATTCCACAGCGGGTGTTGCTCCTGGACATTAAATTCACCCGGCAGGTATTCCGGATCGTACTTATGCTTATCGTGGCGGCCATTTGTTAGTTCTGAAAACTCGTAGGATACGCCGAAGTAGTCACGTGCATACTTCTCCGCAACTTCGCCGGCAGTCATTTCTACATTGTTCTCTTCAATGTAATTATTTAATCCGTTCTGAAATTCTGGATAACCGTGACAGACGAAATCGTCTACAACAACAGCAAGCACTGAGAAATCATCATTATCTTTATACATTTGATTTAGTTCTTCGATGATTGAATGTTGCGGTATGTTCCCACAGCCTGCAGCAACGTTGAAGATAAGGGTTACTTTGCCTTTTCTTTCTGACAATATGTCCGACCTTTTTCCCCCAGCAGAACTCAGCTCTATGTCGTAAATAGACACAGGAAGAACGTGCTCATCAATCCGTGCGCCGAGAACTGACTGAATTTGATCTTCGGTTGCTGGATTTGATTCCAGTGGATTAACAGATTGTGCGTTTGTCGCTACTGTGCTCATTGTTCTCTCTACTTAAATGATGGTGGGAAAAACGGAGGGAAGTGTGGGGGGAAGTGAGGTGGGAAAAATGGAGGGAAAAATGGCGGGAAATGCGGCGGGAAGAACGGTGGGAAAAATGGAGGGAAGTGCGGTGGGAAAAACGGTGGGAAGAAAGGTGGGAAATGCGGCGGGAAGAATGGCGGGAAGAACGGTGGGAAGTGCGGTGGGAAGTGCGGCGGGAAAAATGGAGGGAAAAATGGTGGGAAGAACGGGGGGAAAAATGGAGGAAAGAATGGGGGGAAATATGGGGTCGAAACTACAAAGTCGATTGTTTCGCCTAGTGGCAACACAGAGTTAGCTGTTTCTGTTTGTGACGCAACTTTGCCTAAGTTGCCAGAACCAGTGGTTCCGGATGGATCATTGATTGGTGTCGACGTTGATGCTGAGCCAATAAATCCAGCATTAGTAATGGATGTCTGCGCACTTGCACTGGTTAGGCCGACAACGTTAGGAACTGTCCCCTTCGGGAGATCTGGTTCCTTCTCTTGGTTTGCTCCGCCAGCCATTTTGTGATCCTCTTACTTTTAGACCTTAAGGTCGCCAGACAACAGCCATGTGTTGGCGGCCCGCTTGCGTAGTGTAGCAGTAGACCACTGTGCGCGTAGGCGAGTACCTAAAGCATTATTTACGGTCACACCTGCAGAAGCGGTAACCTGAACCTCCCCAGCTCCAGTGCGGATTATCTGTATAACTGACCCAACTGGGAAGTCGCTGCTTGCATCTGCCGGAACTGTAATTACTGAAGTTCCAGCAGACGCTGTCATCTCGAGCGTTGCGTACCGGTGTGTAGTTGCATTTAGCGTAACGCTTGAC